CCCCGAACTAATCCCCCAGGCCGGTGTAGGCCGCACGTGCCGAGAGCACGTTGCGCGAAAGGTACGTCCATGAAACTGATATCAGAAGACCACCCGCCTCCACACCAAAGGCACGTCGTCTTTCGAGATGGCAAGTGGTTCACGGCAACACCATGCTACGGAATGCACAATCCTTGGTGGGTAGTGACGACGATGGATGGCGAAGCCGATCCTGTGCCAATGTTGCCGACCGACAAATGGTGTCCGCTTTCTCAGTTTACGGGGATTGGACCGGCTGGCGAAAACGTCCATTTGATTCATCCAATCGACGAAACCAAGGTTTTCTAATCATGACCGACCTCGCATCCCTCGCCGCCCGCACGTTCGCCGAACTCCTCGACGATCAATCGCTCGACGCCGCGATTGTCCAGGTCCAATGCTCTCGCGACGGCATGTTGCGGCTGTACCTGTCGATGCTCGTGAGAGCTAAGGACATCGACCGTGACGCAGGCGAGCCGGGCGTGTTCACCCATTTAAAAGACGCATTCCGTTGCAAGACCGACCAAGACGAATTCGACCTGCGTGCGATCCTCTTGGATATTTTCAACGGCGAGCGGCGGGTGAGGGCGATGAAGCGGCAGCCGTTGCCGGAGTGGTGCGAACGGGAACAGTTCCCGACGCCGGTTGTGGACGTGGAGATCTTCCGTGGATGACCCCGCCGACTACACGGTGAAGCATTCTCAGTACGGGGCGTACGTCATGGGCTACGGTGCGCCGACCGACGAGATGGACGGCCTTTTGCGAGCTTGGCATTACCGCAAGCTCAGCTACGTGTCGCACGCTCTCGCCAAGCGGCTGGGGGCGTTGGTGGTGGTGACGGCGGGAACGGGGGATGAGCAGCTATGGCTGCGGGAATTGGGGGAGGAAACATGAGCCTGAGCGAATTGCAACAGAGACTTGAAGCGGCACAAGCCGAACTGTCGAAGGCCATCAATCGCGCCTACCCGCCGGGCTACGAAGTGACATTTGAACGCGGACGCGGCGTCGTTCGCGGAGTTGTTTACTGCAAGACGTTCGATAGCCGGGTGCGAATCAGGCACGCATCGGGACACATGCACCATGTGCATTGGACCAACATGATTCGCTTGGGGGATTTGGTCAAAAAGGAATGGCGAAGGAACTGACACACCGACTAGCGGCCCGGCCGCGGAGGGGCAAATGGCGACGATCACCAATGCAGAAATGGAGCGGCGGAAGCTAATCGCCGCCGCTCAGACGGTTTTGACCGACGCCATGTTTAAGTTCACGGTGACGGTCGGCGAATTGTCGCCGCTCGAATGGATCAAAGCGGCGAACGAGGCGATTATCAATCGGTGCTTGGCGGAAGGATTACACGACGAATGGAAAGGCGGCTGACATGGAGGACTTGCTCGGCCCGGTGGCGTGCCGCGCGTACGTCGCGGCGTGTCAGTCGGAAGGCGGATAGTCGCCCTCACGTTGAAGGAATTCTTGGAGCGCAACAATGAGAACGTCAGATTTGGAAGGCTTGACGCGCTGTCGTTTGCGAAACCGATCAAACGCAACCCGTAACGGCCCGTCGCAACGGAAAGTTACAACGAGCGGCCCGTCATCTTCTGGCGGTTCGACCGATTGTTTTCGTTTCTTATTCGCCATTCGATCGAGTGTACCAGTACTCACGTTGAACTCCACGTTGCCTTAGTGCGGATGTATTCTATATTCGCACTTGACGAGTTGGTATTCAAGTGAATACGATGAATACAACAGCGGACCGGATGTAATCTATGCGACGCGAACTATTAACCCACTCTCGCCAAGACTGTTTCAAGACATGCCGTCGAAAGCATTTCTACGCTTACATCCTCGCGATGCGGCCCGTCTACGATTCGCGAGCGCTCCGCATGGGGTCTGCTTTTGACGACGGTATCTCGGCACTCGGCAAAGGTGAATCGATCGACGCGGCTTGTTCCGCTGTTGATCGCCATTACTCCGAAATGCCCGAACATTTCGAACCGTTCGACTGGCTCATGGAACGCGAGACGATCATGCGGCTCGTGTGCGCCTACCAGTGGCGTTGGTCAAACTCGCCGCTCGAAAACGTCGGCACACAAACAGCGTTTCAATTGCCTCTTGTAAATCCAGCGACCGGCCACGAAACGCCGATTTGGAATCTTGCTGGGAAGATCGACGGGATTGTCAGGCTTGAGGACGGACGGCTCGCCGTCAAAGAAACGAAGACGTGCTCCGAAGACATTTCGCCGAATGCGCCTTACTGGCGACGCTTGCGGATGGATCACCAAATCTCGCTCTACATCCACGCGGCAAGGCAACTCGGCTACGCGGTCGATACCGTGCTTTACGACGTGATTCGCAAGCCAACGATCGAGCCGACGCCTGTTGCGTGCGTTGACGCGGAAGGGTTCAAGATCGTCATCGACCAATACGGCGAGCGAGTCCGCAACAACAACGGCAAAGGTGCATGGCGACAGACCGGCGACAAGGAAAAGGGTTATGAATTGCAAACTCGCCTGATGACAACCGCGGAATGGGGCGAGAAGTTGACCGCCGATATTGTGTCCCGTCCTGATTACTACTTCGCTCGCGTGGAGATCCCACGACTCGACCAAGATGTCAGTGAATACCAATCCGAGCTTTGGGACATTCAGCTTGCGATCCGTGAAGCACAGCGTAGCGGCCGTCACTATCGAACCGTGAGCCGCAATACCTGTCCGTATTGCCCATACTTCGACCTTTGCAGCACAAACGCGAAGGTATCGAAGGATCGACCGCCAGAAGGTTTTGAGTTTCTCGACAATCCCCATCCTGAATTGGAGTGCCTAAATGTCAGCACAACCAGCACCGCCACGCCCTGCGCCACCCCCGCCACAAGCACCGCCGAAACCGCAAGCGCCGTCTAACGGACGAACACAATCGGCGCGTCGATCGTTCGCCATTCAAGGCGGCATTCGATCGCAGTTTCAGCGAACAGTTATCTACGGTCCAGGCGGCATCGGCAAAAGCGAATTGTGTTCTCTTTTGAAGAAAGTCAACATTCGCCCGCTATTCATCGACATCGGCGACGGTACGAGATTTTTGGACGTGGAACGCATCAATGATCTGACGACGTGGGACGAACTGCGGGCGGTGCTTCACGATGCCGACCTCTGGAAAGACTTCGGGGCTGTCGTCATTGACGACTTAACGAAAGCCGAAGAGCTTGCCGCCCAGTGGGTCGTTCAGAACATCCCGCACGAGAAGCCGGGAAAGGTCGTGTCGTCAATCGAGAGCTACGGCTACGGCAAAGGATTCACGCACTTATACGAGACGTTCCTGCAATTACTTGGCGACCTCGACGCACATATCCGCGCCGGCCGTCAAGTCGTCTGCATCGCGCACGAATGCACGGCGAAGGTTCCCAATCCAGCGGGCGATAACTGGATTCGATACGAGCCAAGATTGCAATCGCCGGAGTCGGGGAAGAACTCGATTCGTCTGCGCGTCAAGGAATGGGCCGATCACATTTTGTTCGTCGGGTACGACGTGCATGTCACCGACGAGGGCAAGGGAACCGGGGCCGGAACTCGGACGATCTATCCCGTTGAGCTTCCGACGCACCTTGCCAAATCCCGCGATCTGTCTGAGGCGATCCCCTACGTGAAAGGGAACGCCGAACTTTGGCAGAAACTTTTAGGAGCATCAAATGCAACCGTGTGACCGAGAGGGCGTGTTCAAGGCAACGATTACCGAATACGGACTCTCCGAAATGGAGTCGGGTGCCGTCGGCGTCAACATCCGTGCTTCGCTGCTGTCGATGTGGAAGCCGGGTGAAGACTATTGGGAAGATTGGGCACAGTACGAAATGGAAGCGGAAGGCACGATCTGGATTCTGAAAAAGGACAACAAAGGTCCAAACGATCTAGGTGTCAAATCGCTTATCGAGTTTGCCGGATGGGACGGGGACGTAGCCTCAATCACCAATGCGACGTGGCAAACGCTTCCGTGCCAAGTCGTCGTCAAACGCGACGAGTACAACGGCCAAACTCGTTACAAGATCGCGTTCATTAACGCGGTCGATCAAGTCCCCGGTGGATTGAATCGCGTCAGCCCGGATCGAGCGAAGGCACTTTCAACGCAATACGGCAGTCAGTTCCGAGCGATCGCGGCGAACGTGAGCCGGAATAAGTCGTCTGCGATTCCAGGTGTCCCCGCAACGCCGCCAGCACCACCACCCGCACCAGCGCCAGCGGTGACGCCGGGAACGCATCCGAGCCAAGTGCAAGGCGACAATATCCCGTTTTGATGTAGTCAGCAAACGCCCGACGATGTGATTCGCCGGGCTTTCTCTTGGCATGGAAATGGAGTGGGAGCCGTGACGAAAG